TTCTGTTTTTGGTTCTGGTATTCTTATATTAATCTTTGTCATTATCTACGTCCATCTCCTTGTACATCTAATCTTAATGTACCAAATCTCCATTCTTCACCAGAACTATCATTTTCTATTTTAACATTTATAAATCTACCTCTAGCTCTAGTATCTTTTTTAAGAGTTGAAGAAGTAATTGTAAATGGACTTAATGTAGTTGTTGTATCAGATTGTTGTGGATATCTTTTAATACCTAAACTTACTTTTGCATTACCAGTTAATGTTTTAAAATCTGGTACAAATCTTCTCATTGCAAGAAATACTTCACCCGCTAATTTAAGACCTATCTGTTGACCTTGTTTATTTCTTTGTCTTTGTTCTAAATCTATATCATACGATTTTATAAATGATGTTACAGCTGTTGTTGATCCATCTTCGTTAACTTGATCTGTACCAACTTCATGTTCAAAAAACTTAGTTTGACCTAAACCATCTTGACCAACTACTGCTGGAAACGTACCATTACTTGATGCGTCGTATTTAGTTGCAAAAGGTTTTGGATATACAATTGCATCAATCCAACTTGTTCTTGCTTCAGTGCCCGTGTACCACACACCACCTTTCATAGGTTCACCATAATTAAACACAACATACTTATCATTATAACTTGCACTTGACGATGGATAATACCAAATTACTTCTGTAAACAAATTGTTGATACCTGCTGTAACTTGTTGACCTTTTGTAGTATCAAAGTTATCATAAACAAAATCTTCTACACTACATGGTAAAGATTTAACTGTACCATCAAACATAAAGAAACCATTTGCAGATAACCAGAA